TCATGCGCTGGCTGCGCACCGCATAAAGCATCTGTGAAAGATTGGCGTCGTCGGGGGTCAGCTTTGCGCCCTCGATCAGCGCGACGGCCTCACGCTGTGGGAACTCCACCGCCTCCGCCGGGATGATCGAGCCTTGCCGTGCGATCGACGGGTCACCGTTTATGTAGGGCGCGTTCTCGTCGGTGACGCCGTACGGTTGATGATACCGCATTGTTTTCCCTTTAGCCGTCCACGATGCAGGGCGTGACCACGATGTTGCGGGTACGTGTCTCAAGGCCGGAATTGCCGCTCAGCTTTACCTGACCAGAAAACCCGGTGAGCGGTGCTTGCATCATCCTTGGGTAGAAGTCGCCGCCATTGCCGATGCCCGTTTCAGTGCCGCCGGGGTACATGATCGGACAGCCGTAGCCCCAGTAGTTCGGCGGCTGCGTTGGCGAATGGCCTGATGACGATGGCCCTGTCTCGTTGAAATAAAGCCATTGGACATTCAGGCTGGTGATCGTGCCGCTGTATGTGAACTCTCCGACCTGATCTTTTTGCTGCTGTCCCAAAATTCGCGATGCATCGACCCCGCGCCCGTCGTCCCAGAACCGCAAAAATTCCGCGCGGAAGTCCGGCAGACGAAACGTGCTGACACCATCGCCGCGCGAGAACGATGACCACAACCGGCTCGCCGGGGTTTGCCAATCAACTTCATTGACGATGCGTCCGCTGGCATTAGCAAAGGTCCACAGCAGTGGGTGCTCAGCGCGGACCAGCAATGCGCCGTTTAATTTCAGCAAACCGGCAAACGGTGTGTTTGCCGCGCACATGACGACGCTGCCGACCGGCCCCAGACCACCCGCAGCCTTCGGAATAAGGCCGCTGAACTGGAAGGCGTTCTGCGCTGCCGAGTAGATCAGCAGCATGATCTGGCCCGCGACCGCATCGCCGTTCTGCAACGGTGCGCCGTTGCCGCGCAGGATTGGCACTGGATTGAGCGTGTTCACTCTTATAATCGCCGGTCCGGTAATGTCGTTGATCACGCGCACCTCGACTATCAGGCCCGCGTACAGTGTCGTGATGGCCGGGGTGAACGGCGCGACCAGCGAATTTTGGGTGCCGGTATCAATGCAGAAAGGAATCTGCACCGCGATAGTATTGTCGGTGACGGTGCCGCCGCCAGTACCGCCGCCCGTGCCTCCCATATACGAATTAAATTCCCAGTATCCGGTGTCATTCCAAACCGCACCGAACACCACGCCGTTTTTAATTTCATCGGCGATCAGTTCGGAGCCATCAGCATGCCGCAAGGCGTGCAGAATTCCGTCAGTTGAAAGCTGCGTCGGTCCGGTATTGTTGGCGATGGCCTTGATGCGGAGCGGCATGCCGGGGGTCATGGTGTTCGCGATCGGCGGATCAAACTCGACCGCGACGATGTCGGCTGAACCACTAGCGACTGCGAGCGCATAGTTCATGCGCTGGCTGCGCACGGCGTACAAAATCTGCGCGAGGCTGGCATCGTCGGGGACGAGGTCACCGCCCTCGATCAGCGCAACGGCTTCGCGCTGCGGAAATTCTATTGCCTCCGCCGGGATGATCGAGCCCTGCCGTGCGATTGAGGGATCACCGTTTATATAAGGCGCGGATTCATCAGTTACTCCGTAGGGCTGGTGATAGCGCATATTTTCCTCTTAGGGCGTACCCGCCATTGGGCCGCCGGTTGTGAGGCCGGAGTAATCCAAAGTGATTTGCGTGTGCGCTGGCTTCCAGCGTTCAAGCAGACAGATGAGTTCTTCCGCGAGGCCGATCTCCAGATGGTGATCGACGCCGACCTCACCACCGATCGGGCCGGTCCGAAACCACGTGAGCCGCGCGTCGCCGACGTGGACGGTCCAGTAGAATCTCATTTCCGGTGGCCCGAGATACCACCGCATATTCCCGGGGTGTCCACCGGCTGCTATTTCCTCGCGCGATGTATCACCGACCCGAGAGATGCCGGTCATGTATGGCGCGTACTCGGAAATATTGATCGAGTAGCCCATCCAGCCCATGATCTCGACGAAGAACGCGCGCGACTGTCCGCCGAGCAACGTCATCTTGATCATCAGGATGCGCCGACGATCGGCCATCGTCTGCTGCGTACCGAAGAAGCATGGGTCTGGCAGACCCCAGTTACGCTCCCAGTCCGGCAGCAGTTCGACCGTCAGCCGCGGATCGCTCTCGACCTCCAGCAAATCGGCAGCACGTCCGTCGACGAAGCCCCAGTATTTGTTGAGACCGGTGCACGCCTGCACCAAAATGCTTTCTGGATGCCGCGGCCACGCCTGTCCTTGCGGCAGCAATGCAAGAAAGGCTTGTGCGTAGTCGTCACCACTGCGCCGGACGTGCCGATCACTCATAGTCGTAGACGATGCTCCCGAGCACCGCCATGTGACCGGGCGATTCCATTATGTCGTCTTCATTGTTGGCGAGATGAAACGACACGATGCTTGGAGCATTCATGATCGCGTAGGTCTTCCACGCTGCAAAGATCGTCTGGCCGGGCGCGGCCAGCGTGCGCAGCATCTCGCGCAGACTGGCCTCGATCTCGCCGCGCACGGCTGGTGTATCTGGCACAAGATTGTCGATGATGCAGGTGATCTCCTGCTTGAGCGGCGCCACCACGAAGAAGTCCTTCACGGCGACTGGCCGCTTGCTGTTGACGTATGCCTCGACGGCATCGACATCTTCCTGCAGCGGGAAGCCGTCGTTGTCGGCCCGCAGATCATCCATCATGAAACGCAGCGTGACCGTACCAATGCCCATTTCGAGCGGATAGCACCATGCGCGGGTGACACCGGGCACCGCGAGCGCCCACGCCTCGTAGTCGTGAGCCGCGCCGCCCATCGGCGGCTGCTGAATGCGGCGCAGAACTCGCGCCCGCAACTGCTCGTCGGATTCGATGTCCGTGCCGCCGGTCATGTCGACGACTTCGGCAGTCTGATCGACGCCGGGAAGCACGAGCGCCATCGAGACTTTGGTGCCGGTTGGCAGATTGCCAGCAATGCCGGGATCGAGCGCGCGCACCGCGACCTGTGTCGGCAGAGCGCCATCGAGCACGATGTCCGCCATCGTCTCGAAGCTCATCTGGTTGCTGACGTAATCGAGTTGTGTACCTTTGGGGACCGGGAATCCTGCCTGCCCGGTGAATTCCACGATGCCATGCGCCAGCGTCGGCATCTTGCGCCCAGTCGAGCCGTCGGCGTTGACCAGCCAGATTTTACCGTGCCGATCGAGCCATTCTGTCTCCGCGGTGTCGGGCAGAAGCTGCAGCGCCAGCCAGTCAATATATTGCAGGGTCAGGTGGCAAAGCCCGCCCTGACTGTCGGAGAGGACGCGCAGAACACTGTTCGGCACATTGGCGTCGGACCCGGGCAGGGTCGACTGGACATAGTCGCGCACCTGCCCGCGCACGTCGCGCAGGGTCGGCGTATTCCACGGCATGATTGCTTTACTCCTGATCCTGAATCATTTCGTCCCACAGGATCGAGTAGCGAAGCTCGATCTCGCGCTGCGGGCCGCGGAACAAACGGACAAGCGCGTCGATGCGCTGCTCGGTGACGCGCGTCACCCACACGTCGAACGCCGTGCAAATCTTGCGATCGACAAACGGCTGGATCGCGCTGCGCAGATAGGTTTCGACCAGTGCCGCCGTTGAGCCTTGCCGCGTTCCAGCAGAGATGATTTTGGAACGGCGCAGCAACCATATTTTGCTGCCGATCGGCCAGCCGTTCCAGATCAAGTCGGCGTCGAGATTGCCCCACCAGCCTTCGCGGTCGCTGCTGTCCGGGTCCGGCAACGGATCATCTTGCCCAGCCAGCGCGTTGGTACCGAGCGCCACCACCACGGCGCTTGCCAGTGCCTGCCGGTCATCTAGCCTGCCATCCGCCAGAAGTTGCCAGTCGCACGTGACCGAGTATTTTGGGAACTGGTTGTTCTGGACGATCCTGACATCAGGGACAATCGAATTAGCGTTCCTCATGGTGGGTCAAGCCGTCCCCATACATTCACCGCAGGGCCGGACAGCGTCACGACCAGATCAAA